AGACTTTTGCAGATGCCGTTGATCTGGAAATGACTCGTATCAAGGACGACCTTGGTAAAGACCGTAACCGTCAGTATTTCGGTAATGGTAATGGCAAGGTAGCTACTGTTACTGCTGTATCTGGTCAGACTATTACGTTTGATACTATTCAGCACATTCAGGATGAAGAAGTTCTTGATATTGTTGTTGCCGCGACTGGTGTTTCTCACGGTACTGCTGTAGTTGTTGCCGCAGTTAATGAAACCACTAACGTAGTTACTGTAACTGGAACTCTTTCTGGAGTTCTTGTTGGAGATATTGCAGTTCGTACCGGTTCTTGGAACCGTGAATGGACTGGCCTCGACGCTATTATCTCTGATACTTCCGTCCTTTATGGTCTTGATCCGGCTACTGTCCGTATCTGGAAGTCCTCTGTAATGGCCGTTAATGGTTCTCTTACTGAGGCTATTTGGAAGCGAATGGCTGACCGTATTACCCGCGCAGGCGGAAAGACTACGGTAATGCTTACTACGCCCGGCGTAGAACGCGCTTATTGGCAGTTGCTTGCCGCTTCTCGTCGCTTTGTTAATCCCAAGGATTATGCAGGTGGCTATACTGGCCTTGAATTCAATGCTGGTGCTTCTGGTCCTATCCCTATCCTTACGGATATTGATGCTCCGGCAGGTAAGACTTACTTCGTGAATGAGAAGGACATTAAGATGTACCGTCCTCACGGATTTAAGTTTATGGACCGCGATGGTTCTATGTGGTCTAAGAAGCAGGATAACGCTGGTCGTTACGATGCTTACCTTGCTGATCTTTACGAATACAGCGAGCTTGGTATTAACCGCCGCAACACTCACGGTGTTTGCACTGGTATTACCGAAGATGCTAACTAATTAGTTAGACGAATTAGGAGGGGCGTTGGGGCGCCCCTCCTTTTTTGTGCCCTTTTCAGCTGTTAACCTAATAGAAAGAAAGGATTTACTATGGTTGAGTACAATGGTGCTACTACCCGCGACTATTCATTAGATAGTCCGTATAACTCCCGTAGGGCTATGGACAGTGCCTTTCCTAAGGTAACTAACGTCTACGGGCTTGGGGCTGGTCAGGGCGGTGCTGATGATACCGCTATTATTCAGGCCGCCGCTGATCGTTTTACTAATGGTGGAGAGCTTTATTTCCCTGCCGGATATGATTATAACTTTGCAGGAACGGTTGACCTTTCTGCCGGAGATATTACTGTAAATATCCGTAAGGGTGCAGTTATTACCCAGCATGTTGATGCTCCCGCATTTAAGGCAGAAGGCGCTCTAGGCAGTTCTCAGCTTTTGACGTCAAATGTTACTGCCGGAGTTCGTACATGCACTGTGGCAGATGCTTCTATTTATCCGAACAACTCTTGGATTTATGTTGCAAGCTCTAACACTCTTTCAGGTACTACAGATAAACTGGCCACTATTCGGCAGGTAGTTTCTAAAACTGCAACTACTATTACAGTAGGCAGGTCTTTCCACCGTTCTATGTTTACTGCTCAAACAGCACATATCCGTCCTGTTACTTTGATCCCCGGTATTAGGATCATTGGTGGGGGACAAATTAAGCACATTGACAGCACTAACGAACAAATGCTTATTGACCTTATTCTCTGTGAAGAGGCATTTGTTGAAGTAGAACTTGGACCTTCTGGCGGTCCCGGCCTTACTGTTTCGCACTGTATTGGCGGCGGAACTCTTCCCCAATTCCATGCAAGAGATTTGCGGGATGATGGTGAAGGTTTTGGCTACGGCATTAACTGTGCCGGTGCATCTATGCATATGACATTCTACGGCAAGACTTCCCGTTGTCGTCATGGATTTACCACTAACGTCGGTCCTGTTATCACAAACTCTGCTAACTATGGCGAGCCTCTTGATATTGATGTTTATCTCACGGCTAATAATTGCTCGAATAAAGCTATGGATACTCACAGGGCCGGATGGGGCATTAATTTCAAGGGCCACGTTATAGGCGGTTCCTCTGGCGGTGTTCAAATTCGCGCAGATGCATGTAGCGTAACCGGTATGGTTATTGGTGGTCCTAATAGTGTCGGCATTGCAGTTACTTCTGATGTAGCCGTTCCGTGTCTTATCACTGGTGTCAATATTAGTGAAACGGCTGGAACGGGCGGAACTGCTATTCTTTTGCAAGGCCCGGCAATTGTCCGCAATCCTTACTTCTACAGGTTCTCTGGCATAGGTATTGATGTTCAAGCTGTGGGATGCCAGATTAGCGATCAATACATTGATGGTGTTGGAACTGGAACACTAAAGGGCATCAAGATTGGTGCAGGCGCTAATAACACCCGCATTAGGGGCGGCTATATTACCCGATGTGGAACAGGCATTGAAGTAGCGGCTGGAGTAACAGGCACCGAATATTCGACTGTAGACTTCGGCACTAACACTGCTAACGTTACACTTCTTTAAGGAGAATAATGCCTGATTCTACACAGGATATGGGGTCCGTTTATGTGCAATTGGGGGAGATAAAAGGCATTCTTTCTACAATTGTCTCAGAGCACGCTCGACGATTGACCGATCAAGAAATTATTAGCCGTCAGATGCGTACAGATATGACGGCTATGAATACTGATCTTAGCGGTAAAATTAATAGCGTTGACGGGAAAACGGCTATTAATGCGACACATATTACAGAGTTACGCGCTGATATGGTCGAGGCCAACAATAAGGCAAATGCCGCACTCCCAAGGACGGCTCAGATTATGAGTCCGATTGTTGCAGTTGGCGCACTAATTTGGTCATTTATAGTAGGAGGTAAGTAATGATTATTGATAATTGGTTTGCCTCCGCTGTGGGAACTAAGATGAATCCTGATGGTCATTATGGCCTACAGTGTGTCGATGCTGTAGATTATTACGCAGAATTCATCTTTGGAGTTCCTTGGAATATCTCAGTAGGCGGAGTTAACGGAGCTAATAACCTGCTTGACGTAGCTCCTGATGAATACTGGATTCGTATTGATTACTTCCACGGATTCGTTCCGCAGTATGGTGATGTTCTGGTATTTGCTGGTGATGTTTATAACCAATGGGGGCATACCGCTGTAACTCTTTCTGCTACTGCTACACGTATTACAGTAGTTCAGCAGGACGGGTTTGCGGCCCCTCTTAAATGGGTAGACGGTGCGCAGTATTCTGATAAGCCTGCACACGTTGCCTATCTAAATTATTCGGCAAATGGCACTGGTCCCCTTATGGGAGTTCTCAGGCCAAGGCCCGAAAAACTAATATCTATTCAACTTGCAGGAACAGTAGAAGGGGAAGAATTCATGACCGAAGATCAGCTTAAGCAGTATATTCATGAAACTAATCTGTTTAACCAGAAGGTAATTCAGTCGGAACGTGAAACCATTGTAAATGAAGTCCGGGCACATACTGCTTGGAATGCCTCTAAGATAATGGATGTTATCGAAACAATCCCAGATGTTTCGGAGGAAGTTGTAAAGGAAATCAAAGAACAGCTTTCCGCTGGCTTTGAGTTCACAGCAATTCCAAAGTAAAAAGCATGGTATGCCCTAGCTTGTTGATTACTCCCAATAAGCTAGGGCATACTTGTGTCTAAACCACTTTAGGAGTTATTATGAGTTTCGGTCTTACAGAACAGGCAATCAACAGCGCGTATATTCTTGATCCTGAATCGGGCACAGGAATGTCGCAGGATCACCAGTATCTTGCACAGTCTATTGCAGAGCGTTATCCTAACGTTCGACTGGCACAGGTGCCCTTGAATGTGAGGGATGCCCGAGAAGAATTTCCATTCGCACTTACTGATGCACTTACTGGTTCAGTTCTTAAAGAGCTTCGTGAAAATGAATGCAATATCTCATTCATTTATCGTTGGCTCTATGAGCACGATACTGCGGCTCGCGGCGTAAAAGAAGTCTACGAGAAATTTCAGGCAGATAAGGCCGCTAAGGCTAAAGTCAAGAACGATGCTATTCTGGAAAAGCGCAACGAGAATCTTGATATCTTCCATACAATGGCACGTAGTCCTCTCCACACTTTCAAGCATGGTGACAGGAAGATTGGCTAATGTCGATTGAAGCTTATACCCGAACTGCTCAGGAAGTAATTGAAGCTGTAACTCGTCAGGTTGGCGATGAAGCAGAAATCCAGTTCACTCAAGCGGATATTATCCGTTGGATTAATCAGGGTCAGCTTGAAATCAGCATCAAGAACTCCACTATTAATGAAGCAAGCGCGGTTACTAACATTGTGTCAGGTCAGGATAAATACCCTATCCTTACTGATGTAGCCTTTGCTGATTTGAATAAGCTACAGACTATTCTCTATGATGGTCGTCCCCTCAAGAATCTGACATTCTCAGAAGCTATGGACTACATCATTGATGGAGATTCTGATAGCGGAACTCCCACTATTTGGTACGTCAAGACTGGCGTACTTAATCTTTGGCCAAAGCCGGATAAAGCAATTGCTGGCGGTCTGACTATTTACTACAACAAGCGACCGAAGAAGATTACCTCAGCCGGTGATATTCTTGGCGTTCCTGATTCTTTCTTCAATGCTGTATTGCAGTATGTTATTGCACAGGCAATGGAGTTGGACGAGAATTATCAGGCCGCTGGCGTAAAGCTACAGCAGTTTGAAGTAAGTGTGAATAGTCAGCAGTATATGACTGTGGAACAATCTGCATCCTATCCGACTATTCAGACTGACCCTGAGGACTTTATCTAATGCCCGGTAACCCAGTAAAGATTGGACCGTTCAATAACGGTCTAAACAACATCTCTACGTCTGGTGAATCCAAAGATACTGAATTGGTAGAATTGGTAAACTTCGAGGTAGGGCCAGATATGCTCCTGTGGTCACGTCCTCCTTTTGAAGCCGTAGCTGGTACTTCTATTGCTGGGTCTACTATTGACGCTAACTGGAAAGTTCTTGGAATCTACAGGACTACTACCACGGAATGGTATCTTCTTGTAGTAAAGCCATTAGCGGCAGGTGCATCTGAATTGCAAGCTATCCTTATGGGAGACTTTGCTAATGCTCCGATTGTTATTAAGTCTCTCGCGGCAACTCAGAATGTTATGGGCTTTGTGCAGATCAATGCAGATTGCTTCTTTGTAGTATCTCCGACGACCGCTATTAGCTGCTTTAAATGGGCTAAGGGCGGCGTTGCTATTGACGTTCCTGATATGAAGAAGGGTAACTGCATTGTTGCGTATAAGAGTCGTATTTGGGTTGCTGGAGTGGATACAGCGTCGCAAAGCTCAAGAATGTATTTCTCCAATATTGGAGTATCTGGACCAGACCCTACCGTCTGGAATACAGCAGACTTCTTTGATGTTGCCCCCGGTGAGGGTGGATTTATCACAGCCCTATTGGCGCTCAACTCTTCAATTCTCGTATTCAAGAATGACGGTACATGGAGATTCTCATATCCCGCTAGTCCTTCAAAGGGACAAGTCGATAAGATTTCTGGTTCCGTAGGGGCGGCTTCTGCTACTTCTGTTCTTGAATTTGAGAATTATGTCTACGTATATGACCAAGGCCGAGTTTATGAATTGGTGAATAATAACTATACACCGCTTAATAGGTTCGTTAAATTCGCTGAGGACCCAAAATCTGTAGACGGTTTGGCACCCGGCGTTGATCTTTCAATTCTTAATCGGCGTCTTGTAGTCCGGTATTTCAATACGATCTATTCCTACTCTCTGGATTCCAGAGCATGGTGTCAGTGGCATTCTTATCTTGGAGTTCCCGGCAGGCTTTATGAACTTCCTGCGGATTCTTCCTCTACTCTTTCCAGTACCTATATAGGTGCCTCTCAGGGTACAGTCCAGAATGTCAGTGATAATGTGGTTCCTGCTTTTACTGCGGCACAGGCTATTTATATGAATACCTTTGTCGGAGCTAATAACACGGTAACGCATGTAGGCACTACGATTAATATTAATACAGGTACAGCTGGCTCCCCTGCTATCGGATATCTTAATCCAAGCAGTGGAAATGCTAACTTTAATATTCGTCTTAGTGGCGGTCAGCAATGGAAACTGACTGGCAATATGACGACTGTTGGGGCTGGAACTAGGGTCGCACGCATAACTTATCTTTTGCGTTCTGGTGCTACTTCTGTGGTAGACCATACTATTGTTGCCGGAGTTCTTGATAAGACATTTACTGCGCCGGATACCGCTATCTCAGCTTATCTGTCTATTCGACATACTTCTGTCGGGGCTTCTGAATCTACGTCGCTTAATGGTATTCAGCTAAAGCGAGTTGCTGTAGATTCTCCTGCAAGCCTTATTGCAATAACTGATGAATACAGTGACGTACCTGTCACTGTAGAATTTATTGATTGCAAGATGCGAACTAAGAGTTATGATTTTCAAGTTCCATCGGCAATGAAGCGTCTATTTTGGTGGGGTGCGGATATTAAAACGAATAGGCCAATGCTTGCTAAGCTTATTCCCACAGCAATCAAATCTCCGCCTACTCACGCACAAATTGCGGCATATACACATAGTCAGCTTGAAGCAGGTACATGGGGAAATCCGCTCTCATTCTTGCAGATTAATCTTTCCATAGCTGACGGCGGCGATCCTTCTAATGCTGTGACGGAGAATGGCCGTATCTTTGTGAGGCTCATTAAATCCATGCGGTTTAAGCAAGCCTCTTTTGAGCTTGAATTGTTTACTCTTGGTACAAAAGCTACAGGCCCGGCCAAAGTTCACACAATTACAGCTTATGTCCAGCCCAAGGAGAAAGTCGTTGACAAGTTCAATTAGGAGGAATTACTATGTATCTAAAGCCACCTGAGCCTCCAAAGCCAAAGCCGTCCTATGTGAATAAGTTTATGCGGCAGAATGAAGCCTATTCTGTTGGTAATCGAGTTTATAATGGTAGTGCCCCAAGTCCCCATGCAGGAGGCGGTCTGGATAAAAGTGGTTATGCAGAACGTGACGCTTTGGCAAAGACTACTAAGCGCAATTTGCTCAGGAATATCGCAAACAAAGGAAGAATATAATGGCACTGCGTAGCTATACGAATGATGTTGAGGGTGGGGGTAATAGGTCCCAAATTCTTAAGAATTTTATTAATAGCCCTGCCTCAACTGGAGTTCCCACTAATCCGAATGGTCCAGTACCTTCATCTGGAACTCCACTAATTCAGCCACGATTTAATCCCGCTCCCGCACCTAGTCCTGCCGCTCCTTATTACGGCGGAACTGTTCCTAGTCCTGCCGCTCAGCAAATGGCACCTATTCAGGGTGGATATGGCGGAGGCGGTGGAGGAATGGCTGGTGGTGGCGGAGATATGGGAGGTTCAGTATCTCGCTCCCCTATGTCTTTTGAACAATTCACTGATGATATGGCCGCTACTGATTCTGTCTTTATGGACCAGAAATCCCAGTATGCTAATGCCTTGAAGAAGTTTATTGAGGATAATGAACGTCAGAAGGGAATTCTGGATCAGGATGCCGGAGTTGCTCAAGACGGAATTAAGCGTAATAGGACTAATGGTTTGACTGGGCTTTCTGAGGACTTTGCTTCCCGAGGTCTTGCTAATTCTGGTATGTTTACTGAGGAATTGGGTAAGGCAGATAAACAGTACGATAACCAGTCTACACAGGTAAAGACCGGTCTTAAGAATGCTCAGGATGATTTGTCATTCCGTCGTGCTAAATACGAGCAAGAGAATGGCGAGAACGGTTCTAATATTCAGGCCGCACGCAGGGAAGCTTTTGCTCGACTTGCCGCTTCTCAGAATCTTACCTAAGAAAGGGGCTTTCCTGTGGCAAATGCATGGGATGATTTTTGGGGTAGCCTCACTAAGCCGATTAAAGGCGGTGAAGGTGGCTATCAGGCATATGGTAATTGGGACTCCAAGAAAGACCCTATTCCCGATATGACAATGAAGGGTATCTCCAACAACCCTTTTCAGCAAGGACAAGCTGTAGGCATGAATGCAAGTCGTCCTCAGCCTAGTAGGTCTATTGGCGCTATTCGTGACGCCGGTAAACTGCCGGGACTTTCTCAGGATAATTCTTCTCAGCCCCGCTTTGCGAATAAGATGCTTTCTGATGAAGCCGCTTATAGGGAGCCAGAAGAAGATCCTTTGGATAAACTGAATAGGCGTCGGGCAGAACTTGAAACAATGCTTGATGAAGATTTTACGGGTGATCCTGAAATGGATGCTCTGGTAGAACAGGCTTATGCTTCTGCACTATCCAATATTGGAAATGCGCGTAATTCTGCTAATGACAACTTCGCTAAGTCTGACGCTAATATCGCCGCACTTTCGGCTGGACACGTCCGTGAAATTGAAACTAAGGACAGGGACGCAGTAAACCGAATTGCCGGAGAATATCAGGGCGGATTGCAGAATACCTACAATACAGCCAAGAATGATATCACGGCTGATAGGTCGGCTGAAATGGCTGAAAAGACGGCTATGCTTGAGCGTCTTGGAATTCAGGAAGCTGGATTAGGTGATGCTGGTCAGGATGAAACTCAGGCTCTTGATAGGCTTACTCAGAATCAGGCTGGCGCTATGCGTCAGGCTCAGGGATATCAGGCCGCAGATCAGACTAGGAATGTAGAACAGGCACAATCTCAGGCTAGTGCTGGAGTTGAAAGGCGTTCTGCCCTTAATAGTGATCTGCAAAAGATTCTTGGCGGTCTTAATGAATCCGAAGCTGAATTGCAGAGTCAGAAATCTCAGTCTATGTTGCAGGCCCGTTCTGGAGCAAAGAATGATTACCTTGATCGAATGGGTGCAATTTCTGATTCTATCGGAGATATTGACGATCGGATTGATTCAAAGGTCGAAGGCGATAGGGATTATGCCCTTGAGCTTAGGAAATTGGCTCAGAAAGAATCCGGCGGCGGCTCTGGTGGAGTTCTCTCAGCTGTGGAGAATGATATCCGTAATCAGGGTATTGATCCCACGGAATACATGCAGGCTTATGCTCAGGCTAGGTCCGTTCCTTTTAACTCTTCTGTTAACGGTAATCAGGCAAACTTTACCATTCAGGAAATGAAGAAGATTGCGGCTAAAAAGGGCGTAAAGCTTGACGATAGTATTGCTCTCCGAGTCGTTCTTGGCGTAGATAACTACGGTACTGACAAACTGGGAAACTAGCTGGTAGTCTTTGAAGGTTAAAGCTACCGAATTTCTGAGTATAATCTCAGATTAAGCTAAGGGATACTATGTCCAGTTGGAAAGAAATCTATAAGGCAAAGGCCGCGATCGGTAAAGATCAGTCTGATGCCAACGTCAAAGAGGGAAAGAAACTTCGCTCTGAGATTAGCGCAATGGAGCTTGGAAAAGCTGGATTCCGCAAAGATGTAAAGTCAACTGCGCCCCTAAAGCAACCAGATAAAACTGATGAAAAGATCATCGGTGATACCCTCAATGACACCATTAAAAAAGGTGGCATTGAGGGTTTTGGTGCTTCTGTGGCAAAGGTTGCAGAGACTCCTGTAATTAAGCAGGCTCTTAATGTGCTCTCTACTGGTGGCTACGCCGCCGCTAATACGGCAGATAATCTTATTGATGCAGGCCAGAATCTTGCCGCTGGAAATGCTCGCGGAATTACCGATGCACTAATGGCACCGGTCACTGGTATTGCTCAGGGCCTTAATGCTGGTATTGCTCAGAACGCAGAAGATGCTACTACATTCGCAGATGTAATTAAACATGGGCAGGATATTGCCGGTGTTGATGTAGATAGTGAAGCTAGTAAGTGGCAACAGGGAATTTACGGATTTGCCGGAGACGTTCTTTTGGACCCGGCGACCTATCTCACGGTTGGCGCATCTGCGCTCGCCAAAGGGGCCGTCAGGGGCGCTAGGCAGGGGTCTAAGACTGCCAAGGAGATCGCAGAAGACGCGATTAAGAAGTCCAAAGAAGTCGAAGATATTGCTCCTGTAAAAGAAGGAATGTCTTTTGGGGAGATTGCCAATAACCCTAAAGGCCGAATTGGTACAGCTATTCAGGAGGCAAAAAAGGACCATTCTGCTTGGTCGAAAGCCCGAGTTCAGCGCCGTAAAGATAAGCAGGAAATGCGGAATGCTGAATTTGGGGGCAATATTGATGAAGAAGTTGGCATCAATATCGAAGCTATGCAAAAGGCTAAGGACGAGGAAAATGCCGCAAAGGTGGCTTCTCAGACTAATCAGCTGGAAGCTCAGCTTGAAGCAGAAGTAGCTTCTTCTACGCCTAAAACTGTTGCCGACATTAAAGCAGAGCTAGAGAATGACGCACTTCCTTCTCAGGCTCCTATAGTCCCTGAAAAAGTAGATACCGTACCTGATGTAAAGATTCCTGAGTCCTTTACTAAGGAAGTCCTTAATACTGTTGCCGAAGCCCCTGTGGCTCCTGTAAAAGTTAACCCTAAAGCTGAGGAATATATTCAACAGCAAAGGGGAGCTAAGTTCGATGAACTAGCTAATGTATTCCAGCGTGAAAAGTACGCTAAGCAGATGAAGGAACTTACTAGTCCACAGGAACCCGTTATTCGACGGCAGATTCCTGATCCTAGTGGTGAAATGATTAAGGTTCCTAGAGCTGTAAAGGGTGCTAATTCAAATGCTGAATATGTAGGGCTTGCGGCTGAGGGTAAAGATAAGGCTAAAGCTCGTGCGGCTACTGCCGGTTCAAAAAATAAGGCTCGTCTCAAAGAAGAGAAAGTAGACTGGGATAATGCACCCCATCTTTCCGATCCTAAATATAACATCATTCTCGACGATGATGGTGTTCCTACTCAACTTACGGCGGAGAATCTCCACTCGTATATTGATGAAGATGTATGGGACAATTTTGTAGGCGAGAATGCTGATATGGAGCTTGCCATTCGTAAGAATGGCATTACCTCCAAGATGAAGCTTTCTCAGCTTGCAAGCCGAATTGGCACCGGCGATAGCAAATTGGCTAATGAGTACCTTCGACAGAACCTTGATAAATTCGTTCATCAGTTGGATGATTACGAAGAATTCAAGGATGATATTGACGGTCTTATTACCCAGCATAAAGCTGACTATGATGCACATACTGCACCTAAAGAAGCTGATGATAGCCTTGACGATATTATCAATGACGAGCCGGAATATGATCTTGCTCCGAAGATGATTGAAGTCGAAGAACCTAACCCTAATGCTTGGTCCCCTGAAAGGGCTACAGCGCTTGGAATTGATCCGTCAGATGGAGTTCTTACTCCGCAGGAAATTGCGGCGCTAAAGATTCCTATGACTAATGCTCAAATCATTGCCAAGATTAAAAAGGGCGATCTGCCTAAAGCTACTATGGATATGCTTCGCGCATTGACTGGTAAAACTGACGCCGAAGAAGTTGGCAAAGAGTTTATCCGTCAGCGTAAAGAATATGACAAGTACCTAAAGGACAAGGCTAAGCCTGCAAAGGTAGCTAGGGATTCCAAAGAGGCTGAGGTATCTAGGTTCCTTGATGGTCGTGAAATCGTAAAGCCCATTAGGCCGACTGATGAAGCCATTGATGATATTCAGGCCGAAGCTACTGATTTGGCAGAAGAATTCGTTAAGTCCCCTGTGGCATTTGACGAGCCTTATCAGATGGAATTTAGGATGATGAATTTCAAGAATGCTGTGCTCTCTAAGAGTCACGGTATTCCTGATGCTGATCTCCTTAAGATTCAGAATGTAGATACTGGAACTGTTGGTCAGGCCGCTATTGCTGAATTTGCCCATGACGCTGTAAGGGCGGCATTGGCAGTACAGCTTAAAGAGGCTCCGCATAAGACTGGTTCTGGTATGCGTACAATGACTACGGATAAGACTACTGGCGGTGCTTGGAGTCCTAAGATTTGGGGTTCTGATTCTCAACTAGCTTTGCACGTATCTCTTATTAGTTCCATGCAGAAGATTTTCAAGAATTCTGATCTTAAGCAGATGGACTTTACTAAGCGACGATTCTACATGGCCGCTTTGAATATCGCTGATAAGGAATTGCGTGCGGCGGGTGTTGAGCCTTTCCTGAATCATGTTGATGATGTAAAGGGTAAGGCCCGAACTAACGTATCTCTTTATGATATGTTTGCGGCTTTGGATGAAGCAGGGCAGATTAATGCTCTGGATTACGGTCTTTTTCGTATGCCTTCTACTTCTTTGGGCGTAACTCCTATTCAGGGAGCTTTTGAAACTCTTCTTCGTATGAGGAAGAATAACAATTCAGAAGCCGCTATTAGGACTAGGCTGAGGTCCGTTTTCACCGCTTCGCAGGCTCACCACGGTAGGCCCGTTTTGAACGACGTTGCGGCTCTGGATAATACAGCTAAGCGTTTGGGCTATATTATCGACAAGAATCCAGCTTTGCAGGAAATTGGTGATCCTAAGCTTTTGGCTAGGGCTGCTAAGAAGCTGGACGCTAAGACCATTGATAAAATGGTAGACGCTATTATGGACCCGACTGTTTATCGTTCGCTGACTTATAGGCAGATGATTAATCAGGCCGCACACAATAGTTCTCTTGGTAACTTTGTTGAACAGTACGCTACTAAGATGGTGGAGCGGCTTTATAATCTTGCTGATACCGCTGGTGTAGGTTCTGCTATGAAGGCATTTAATGATGAATTGCGTGCCCTCAAATCAGAACTCTCTCCTGCCGATTATGAAAAGGGAAAACAAGCCCTTGATATGAAGCTTACGGAAACTGTCTCTTATGCCGAGCGGGTTAATATTGAGCAGGTGGATAAGCGCGTAAAGGTTGCAGAAGTGACTCCCCCTGTGGTAAATACTCCAGCGGCTACTAAGCAAATGGAAGTAGTTCAGCAGGCAGTTACTAAGACTCACGTAGAAGATGCTAAAGCTGTAGAGACAGAAATAGCAGATACTCCTAAGCCTGATGATGCAGAACCTATGCAGATTAAGGCGGCAGAGATTGCTACTGCGGCGGCTAAGAAAATGCACCCTATTCAGAAGTTGACTAATCCGAAGCTTGGACTGTCCACAGACGTATATCGGGCAGTTAATAGTGGCCTCCACTCTATTGCTCGTCAGCAGGCTCATTTTCACCAGAGTCTTTCCATGCACCTTGAAAAGTATTCTGCCGCTTCTTTGCGGACTGACTTTGAGCAGTTGCAGATTCTTGCACGTAATCACAATGAAAAAGATCCGTTCTTGCTCACTGATGATATGCCTGCATCAATGCACGAATTGTACGGCATTATCGGCACAATGTTTGAGGTTTCCAATAGGAATGTATGGGCACGAAATGCGGTCGGAACCCAGCACTTTAATGCTCTTGCAAAGGCTAATGGAATCCCTGAAACTTGGCGCTTTGTGGATGGTCTTTCTGTTTACGATAACTCGCACCTGTGGGCTACTAAATGGGAAGGCATTGGGGAGAAGGGTATTCTTGACTTCCTTTCCAAGATGCATTCTGTAGCAGTTAAAGCTTCTCAGGAGATTGCTATTGGAGCATCATTCTCAAAGGACTTCGGTAAAAAAGTAAAGGAGGAAGGCTATGTGAAACTGCGGTGGGATAACCGTCGCGGTCCAGATAAGGAGAGTAGCTTCTATGACCTTATTGATCATGATCTATACTATCCTAAGGATATTGCGGCACAGGTTATCCAAGTCAACAACCTCATGCGGGAAAGTCGATCTCTCAATACCTCGAAGCCTCTTGGTAAGTTTTTTGTTAATGTATTCGATCCTATTACAAATGCTCTTAAGGCGAGTCAGACAACCGTCAGGCCCGGTCACTGGGTTATCTCTGTTGCAGGAGACTTACTCCGAAATCAGCTTGCAGGTATTAATTCAATACAGCCGTATCGTCACGCAATTGGTATCATGAAAGCCGGAGGACTTGATCCTCAGGACTTTATGGGTAAGATTGATTCGGCGGAAGCCTTGGCTAAATACCGTAAATCGCAGGAAACCGGTGGAGCTTTTATGGCTACTGGTGAAGGCAATGGTTTGCATTTCTTTATTGGCGGCTCTAAGAAGAAGGTTTCTTATGAAACAATGGAAAAGATACTGCATGATGTTGTTATGTTGCCTAAACATCGTGGAGGCGGTGGTGTTATTGAAGATCGTTTTGTCGGAGAGAACGTCACAAACAAGCTTAGTCGAAATCTTGAGCGAGCTACGGACTTTGTTACAGACAATGAGAAGTTCTCCCTAAATGCCTTGGCCGCAAAACGGGATAACTTCATGCGTATCTCTCTTGCTGTGGACTATGCCTCTAAGCGTAAATGGGCTAATGTCACGGAAATGAAGAAAGGCATGGAGGACTACGTTACTAAGTGGGCACCTACGTCTACTGATATGACGGCATTTGAATCCAAATATGCTCGACGTACAATGCTCTATTACACATGGCTCCGCGGAATTACACCCCGTATTATCGACTCAGCAATGACAAAGCCGGGCGTTACTACGATGGTGCCAAAGGCTCTGTATAATCT